AGGATTTTCGCAATCACAGGTGCTGACGGAACTTCACTTGTAACAGGTGGTGTTGCTAGATCTGAGAGCACAGCGGTTTCTGTGTCAGGATCAAGTGCTGTGACTGTGTTCAGTTTCAACGCCGCGACATACAGATCGGCGGAGATCTTCATACAGACACAGGACACAGGCAACACCGAATACTCGGCGATGAAGGGTGTGGTGGTACATGATGGTACTACTGCCTACATCACTGTGTTCGGTATCACCAACACAGGTGCCAATGACCTGTCAACATTCACTGCCACACATGATGGTTCAAACACAGTGAACGTACAGGCCACGCCAAACAACTCGGGTACACAATCCATCAAGGTGCAGTACTCGTTAGCATCGGCGTAAGGTACATAAGGCAAAACTAGAACCTTAACGATAATTCTAAACGCCCCAATGGTAAATACTACTGTTAGGGCGTTTTTTTACGGCCTTTCTTAACATAAACAACAATCATGCGGGAGACATAGGAACCATGACAACAAGAAACTTTAGAGTACACAACGGTATAAGCGTTGGTGATATCACTATATCAGCATCAGCGAACACCATTACAGGTCTAGCCACAGCGGCACCAAGCGCTGACGGTGACGTGGCCAACAAGAAATACGTAGACGATTCATTCACGACCACGGCGATCACGATGGCCAGCAAGACGCTGACATCACCGGTATTGAACGGCACACTGAGCGGAACTGCGTTCTTAGATGAAGACACAATGACTTCGGACAGTGCCATAGCGGTGGCATCACAGCAGTCGATCAAGGCCTACGTGGACACAGAGATCGGAAACATCTCATCCACTTCGATCAACACGGACAGTAACGCCACTAATGTCACAGTTTCTGGATCAGGTGCATCAGGACAGATATCATTCACAGCCAACAGCAACGAGGAAATGCTGATCAACGACGATGGTGTCATAGTGAGGGGTAACCTCACAGTAGAGGGCACAGAGACGATCGTGTCAACACAGAACTTGCAGATTGAGGACGCCATCATCGGACTAAACTCCAACGTGTCCGACAAGAACAACATGCCGAGGTTCTCGGGCTTCCACCTACACAGGGGAACAGGATCAGCCGCGCTGGACCAGGACCTCTACTTCGTGTGGGACGACGCCTTTGCGGATGACGGAACAAGTATCCACGGTAACGCGGGCGGTGCCTTCACAGCCTTGAGATCAACACACAACGACGGATCCGAGGTACCTAACACGGACTTTGATCTGGTGGACATGAGATGTAACGTGTTACACGCGACGGCGACAGCGGCGCAGTACGCGGACATCGGCGAGCGTTTCGAAGCAGACGCTCCTATGTCAGCAGGCGCAGTTGTGGAACTGGGCGGCGACGCAGAGATCACTGAATCAACTTCTGACATGTCAGAGGCTGTGTTCGGTGTGGTTTCCCAACAACCAGCATTCATGATGAATTCGGGAGCAGGTAACGATGACTCACATCCATTCATCGCGATGACTGGAAGAACTCCAGTGAGAGTGACAGGTGCTGTGACAAAAGGTCAAAGGCTGGTTACTTCAAGCGTAAAAGGTTGTGCTAGGGCAGTAGCGACAGGCGAATCAATCAATCCATTCCACGTGATCGGTAGGGCATTAGAGAGCTCAAACGACGAGGGAATCAAGTTGGTAAACTGTGTCGTGAGGACCAACAACTAATAAATATCTTTACTTTTTAGTAGAATCAAAAGGGCGGTGGAAACATCGCCCTTTTTTTTTAGGCGCATAAATACCCATACTGCTGTCGGCCGGCAATGATAACGAGGCCGTGTAGGGCATATGCTCTACTAACATTATCATAGAAGGAGTACCAGAGTATGGCCATTGGTCGTATATCGGGGTCGGTACTGAAGTCAAACCTGACCAGGAATGGCGTCGACCTCGCGTTTGAAACAAACCTACTGTATCTCGACGTCACCAACAGTCGTGTGGGTATCGGTACTTCAGAACCCACTTCAGAACTTCACGTAAACGGAACAATAACAGCATCATCGATCGCAGGACTGTCAAGTCTCGCGGTGGACGGAGTGACGATCGCCGACAATACCGTAAAATCAAACGCTTCCAACGCCAACTTGGAATTGAGTGCGAACGGCACAGGTAAGGTTTCTATCAGCGGATTGCTGTTCCCAACAAGCGACGGCAGTGCTGACCAGTTCTTAAAGACGGATGGAAGTGGCAATGTGAGTTTTGCGACAGTATCGACCAATTCAGTTTCGGAGGGAGACTCGAACGTCACGGTCACGGATGCAGGTACGGGTGCTATAACCATAGCGGCGGACGGTGGTACAATAATCACCATGAACGCCACCACGGCATTGGACGCCTCCGCAACAACCAACGCCATAAGATTACCCAACGGTACAACCGCACAAAGACCAAGCGGGTCAGTGGGTGAGATAAGATACAACAGTTCAACGGACACCATAGAGGGCTACACCACGGCGGGTGGATGGGCACAACTGGGCGCCACAACGGCCACGGCGGAGAACACGGAAGACACATCAACAGGATCAGCCACAGCAATCAGCACCACACAGAGTGTGATAGACCAGTTCGTCACGAGCAGTTTTGATTCCGCTTGGTACCTCACAGTGACCAGGGACGAGATCAACGACGAGGTGTCTACGGCCAAACACAGCCTTGTTCACAACGATACCACAGCATTCGTGGCCTCTTCACACATAACAGAATCAGACCCCACCAACGCGTACCTAACAGCACAGGCGGACGTGGCTGGTGGCAACGTGAGACTGCTGGGCACGGGCGGATCGGTCGTTAACTCCGTCAGCTTCTATCGTATAGCGGTGGGTGACAACACTACGGCGACCACCACAGGTAATGTGACCATAAACAAAAATCTCGATGTTGATTCCGCCGCAGAGAAGATAGACGGATTCACTCTGGCATCGGCAAGGGGTGCAAAATACTATATCTCGGTCAACAACACCACAACGGGAGAACTGTCTAACACGGAAGCGTTGGTAGTTCACGACGGCTCAAGTGCCTACATTTCACAGTACGGCACTGTCAACACCGGCAACAATGACCTGATCACGCTGACCACAGAGATAGACTCCACGGAGGTCATACTGAAGGCGTCAGCACAAGCAGTTAACTGCAGGGTCACGGTGTACAGGATACTGCTGGCGGATGACGAATCAGCATCAACGGGAGACAACATCAACGTGGTGGAGGCCACTTCAGTTGATTCCGGAGCCACAACCGTGGACAGTTTCGCCACAACCGCCTACACGGGCGCTTTCTACGTGTTCACGGGCTACAACGCCACCGAGGGGGCGGCATCAATACAGGAGGTAATGGTGGTGGCCAACGACGAGGCCTACGTCACACAGGGACCTATAGTCAACAGCAAGGGAACTGACCAACTCTCATTCACGGCATCACTGAGTGGCACGACAGTAACGGTGCAGGCCGCATCCACGTCAGGCGCCAGCACACTGGTGAACGGCTACAGGGTACACATGCTGAGGGGATCAGCGGGTGCGTCCACGGCTAACACAGTATTGGTATCAACCGAACAGACAATAACCGGAGCAAAGACATTTGACAGTCCTATCTCACTCACTGTGGGATCAGATCCTAGCACAGTGGCAGACAAGGCCCACATATACGCCAAGGACGAGTCTTCCAGCGCAGAAGTGTTTGTTCGAGATGAGGCAGGCAACGTTACCAAGATATCACCACACAACGATCAGGGCGAGTGGGAATACTATTCTAGGAATGTCAAAACTGGCAAGACCGTGAGAATCAACATGGAAGAGATGATCCGAGACATAGAGAAACTCACGGGCAAATCTTACATCAAAAACGATTAGACTATAAGATCCAAAATAGTCTGCAACTTACCTTTTATAGATTTATTGTTGAGGGTGTTCCTCAGTCCCATGTGTAGGTTCTTGGGCCAACACTCGAATGCCGTCCAGCAGTAGCCGGAGTGTTCAGCATTGAGGTTGGGGATGAATTCTGCGTCTATGGCTATTAGATATGTGTGGAAGAAGAACTTCTGATCGTTTGATGTAAACATTTCCAAGGGTATGACCTTCTTGAACTTGGGTGTGTCACCCACTTCCTCCTGGATCTCACGTTTCAAACCCTCGAATGCTGATTCCGTGTACTTGGCCTGTCCGCCCACCAGACCCCACATGCCCAGTGTCTTCTTGTCTGTGCGTTGCAGGAACAGGAAACGCTTGGTGGTGGTGCTGTAGAACAGTGCGCCAGAACAGACAATGTTTTCTTTCATAACTTATTATAACAATTTATTGGAAAATTATCAAGGTGTGGTAGCATCTTGTTGGGCATTATCGTCACCGCTCGCATAGCCATCTAATACAATAGTCCAATCACCTTGTTTGTAAACTCCTTCATAGGATTTTACCCATTCTGTGCCATTAAATCTGTACTGTATTCCGGTATTTAGATTAGTAACAAAATGCTGTGTTGAATCAGGGTTTGACGCATCAAACGCCACATTCCATTTTGATGTTGTGCTATTATATTCTATTATGTCACCTACCTTAGCGACTAGTGTTCCCCAAGTGTCACTTTGAAACGATGCCGTGCTATCTCCCACATCGTTGATCACTAGATACCTGTCCCCGTTGACAGGTGTGCCTGGATTAAATGTTGCTGGATTGATTATCTTCTTGACTGGCGATAAACTATTCTCCCTCAAAGTGTCAGAATCAATGCTGAAAAGTAAAATAGTATCATCTAACGTGGTAGTTGAGATTGTACCTACTATCTCTCCCCCGTCAAACTGTTTTAACCTCACCTGGGAAGTGCCGTTAGTGACCTTTCCATACTGGTCTAATAAAACCTTCCAGTTAACTGGTGGGCCAAAAGTCTCAAAAGGATCGTAGTTGCTCTGCTCGTTAGCACCTGTGTGGAAACCATCCCCACCTGAACTGACATTAACCCCTGTTGTACCTAATAATCTCAGTTGATTTCCTGTAACTAACAATCCAAAATTATTTGGTGTAACATAACTTCTCGACATCAGTTCGCCATCTATTAGCCCTTTTGCGATTCCGCCGTCGTCGTCATATATGCTCATTATAATCTTCTGTACTACACCTAACTTTTTAACTTTAACCGGAGGTGATAACCATATCGGCATGCTGAATGTCATTGTGGCCACATCAATCTCCGAATCTGCTCCTACGGGTATTGATCTAGAACTAAATGTTGTTCCTGTCAATTCTACGTAACTCAAACTGGTCCAGTCGATGTAATTGTCTGACTTTTGTATTTCAAAATCTGGATTGAACAAGTAAAGTATCTGCTCCATGATCTGTAGTTTCTGGTCCGTGTTTGTCGTCCATATGTCGGCTGTGACTTCTAACCTGAAAGGCGATGGCATCACCTTTTCCACAGTATAACCCGCACCCAGTTGGTTGGTGTAATTTCCGTCACTGCCTATATCTCTTTCTCTGAGATGTTGTTTCTCTATGTGATAGGGATTCTGCATCCTGTCTCTGTCATAGTTCAATTCCCGCACATAACAGGCTATTTTTGGAGCGTAGGCTAATGCGTTCTCTGAATTGTTCCTTATTATGTTTGACACCTGTCTAGTCGGATCGCCATAAACTACAGGCACAGATCTTAACTGTACAGAACCATCGGCACCTTTTCCTGTCTCCACAGAGAAGTTGCTCAAGATTCGAATAAATTGAGTTAAAAATTTTCTTACCTGTCCTTCGTAAAAGTGTAACATTCTTAGTTGTCAGCCTTTGGTTTTAGTGCTTCAGTCAATGACTGCCTTTGTTTTGTGGTCAGACCATTAATGGTTGATTCTGTTGCATTGTTTACAAAACTTGTTTTGTAATTTGATCTAGTATCTGTGTTCGTTGTAGTTATTCTAACAGAATCTTCAATCTTGACCCATCTGGCTCCATCAAAGCGAAATAGTCTGTTTGGAAGATAATCTGTTCTTAGGAAATAATCTCCTTTGTCTATGTTAGAAGTCGGAAAGGATATACCAAAACCTGCCGGATTACCATTCGGTGCAACCCCATCACCATCCAGATAAAATCCATAGTGTGAACTAGCGGGAGTATCTATTACGGCATTAATAGTTTTATCTGTGCTTACCGAATCCGTGCTATTAACGTTATCTGTTCTAATATTTCCTCTTTCATCTATCGGTGCAACATAATATTGTTTGTAGTTGAAACCTGATTTAGGAGCATCTGCTTCTGCCTGTGCTACAATCTGGTCATTTATTGTTTTTTCCCTGTTGTATGTACTCATGTAACTTGCGACAGATCCTGATGTGGTTGCGTCGCCAAGTATATCCTTGAATTCTTGCGAATCCACTAATGTCTTCATCTTCAATCTTAACAAGTGCGGCCACCAAGTTTGTGAAAATCCTTCTGCCGCTCTGTTCACGTCTTCGACTACGTAGTATCTTTTCAATGCTATTGGTATAGATTCATCTAGACTGTAATCTTCCTTCATGTGTGGGAATTCTATGACATCTCCTGACATGGGTTTCCTACCAATGCGTTCAACTATGTCATTCAAATGCACTGTCAAAAACAGCGTGTCATTTTGTAGGAACATTCCGAACTGTGAGAGATTGAAATCAGCGTCCTGTACGTTATATATTCCCCTCACAACATACACATCGTCGTCGTACTTCCTGTCTCTGTTTTCAAGGAACAGGAGATCCTGTATGGTCCTCTCGTTTAGGCTGTCGCCCGAGTAGTTTGGCTGTGTGGGACTGGCCGTACCGTCCTTCTGATTCTCGCCTTGATTGTACGGACCCACGTACTTATGGAAGTGTAGATCGGTTCCGCCCACGGTAAACATCTCTCGTATGTTGCGGTCAAAGAACTTGTAATCGTTGCCCTTTTCAGGCTTAAAAATCGACAATCTAGGCATATCATACATATTTATTGTATAGTCCAAAGC